CAGCTAATCCCAACGTATACCATTGCAGGTATACTTCTCTCGTTCGGGCTGGTTAGGCCCTACATTGTACGCTCAGCGGGAGAAATGAGGAGTGACCCCACTTCTTGTAGACCCACTTTGCGTTCGTGTACACTTTCCTTCTCGTATAGCCCTGTGTCCCCCTAATTACAAAGGGATCGCAGGGTCCTTGCTCAGACATTCGGCTGTAAGCCGAGTATGCCGGAACGAGGATGTCACCAGGGAGAGGTTGCAAATCTCTCTTAGGTGTCAGTGCGTAAGTACGAAAGTACCCGAAGTCCCATCCACGTCTTCTAGTCTCTCTGGAGGTCTGTAAAACCCAGCTGCCAACTAAATGGCCATCGCCGAATCCGTCAGGTCCAAAAATGCGAAGTTTGCGGTTGGTCCATGCTAAGCAAAGACGAGCTATCTCTAGCTCGCCACGCCGCACGGCCCAGTTGTGAAAGGCATAGAGTACTTGATCGCTCAGCTCCTTACGGAGGTAGAACGGACGAAGGTCACGACCAGCGAAAAAGTCCGCACCGCATGATTCCCGAAAGGGACCAGTGCAAAAAGACTTAAGCGGATTTACTTCAAAACCGCAATAGGCCAAGGTCTTTACTGCTAAATCATAGCAGCATGAAGGGACAATTAAGTCGTCCCCATAGATGCCCAGAGGGGCATCAAACCCAGAACCTAATTCGCCTATTTGTTTCATATAGGAGATAACCCCACTCATTAAACCGAAGAATATTAAACTCTCCAGCTCGAATGTGTAGCCATTCCCCATAGAGGAAAACTTCTCGAGTTCGAGAAGTACCCCCTCGCACTCCACGTGCCCCGTGCGGCATTCAGCCAAACGGGATGCCCATTCCATGGGCAGCAGGTGAAACACGAGGCCAATACTAACAGTATCACTAGCCGATTTCAGATCGATTGTCGCGAGGTTTCCCTCACGACTACCAATCCCAGCCAGTTCCTGGTTTCTTGATTGGTCAAACAGATCAACCCCAAACTTCCGTAACCGAGTCTTCATCACCGATCCGTAACCCTTTTGAACAAGGGAATTTAGGACCGGCTCGATGCATATCGGGCGAAAGGTCTTAGAGTTTTTTGGCACGAAGTGAAGTTTGCCGAAAGAGATGTCGACCGGAACGCTAAACGCTGAACCTTCAAGGTCCAACGGTGTGCCTACGGTGTTCACCCAGCTGGGCAGCTCTACTAGAAGCTGTCCCACAATCGGTAAGAGCTCTTCGCTACACGCCATTCTGGTCGATAGCTTACGACGAGCGTTAGCTAAACGTCCTTTGACGTTGGTTGTCGCTCCAGGTCCGAAGAAGAAATCCAATTCGTCGAGATCCGGCAGCTCGCCCAGGACTTCCGAGATTTTTCGCGTAGCGTAGTGCAATACTGCGCTCACGTCCCTTGTGGGACACGGAAGGCTGAGACGTGCATTCGTCTCCCGACATTTCTCCTCAGCGGCAAGAAAGGCTTTCATAGCAGCCCCTTTCTTATCATACCCTAACTCTAGGAACTCTTGCTTTTCAACAAGAGCCGCTATTTGTCGGGCATAACAATAATCGGAGTGCTCATAGCCTCTCTCGTAGTCAAATTTGAATTCGACTACATCACGGAATCGTCCAGCCTGCATGTGAGCGTCTAGCTCTGCACACAGTGGGCCACCGTTAGCCGCAAGAACCTGAGACATTTGCTTCATGAACAGCAAGTGCTGCTCAATCGGCTTGGTGCAATTCCAAGACATCGTACCTCCTTATGGTACTGGTGTATGGGCGATATGCCCAGAACTTGGTGGGTGAGGTCCTAGTTAGGGACCACGAGTTTGGTGAAGAGCAGCGTGATGGGCAACGTGGAGTTCTTCCACGCATCACCAGCGGCGTTATTGGCAAGGATGCCAGTATTCGTCGCGGCAGATGCCCCCTGCAACGCCCCAGCCATCATCTTGAGGATGTTGGCCCGGTCAGCTACCGTACTACGCGCTGGTGCGAACGTCGTGTTGATGTTCGTCATCGTGTAGGCGACAGCCGGCGGAGCAACGTACCCCGAAGACGCACCCGAAGCACCGAGAGTCTCCATGATGGGGACTTCCAACTTCGCGGTAATCTTCCAGTCACCAGACTTGAGCTGTTCCGTCGAGCACGTGAGACGAGGCTGCCCCGCTAAGGGGATACCAGCATCGTTCGCGCGCCAGAACGGGACGGGCGTGTCGGTGATCGGTTCGAGAGTCCACTCTTTGGGAGTGGCCGCGTCATCTTTGACGAGAATGTTCGTCATTTGAGCCATATTAGCTTCCTTTTGGATTACGATAAGTGATTCAAGAAATTGTAGCTGATGAAGCTACGATAAGAGCTGATGTGCTAATGACACCGCATTGGCAATGCGTTTTGATGTCATCGCCGTTATCGGGTCGACAAAACGAGGTCTCTGAGTCGTAAGACTTGAAGACACTGTTCGCCGAATCCGAATGACTCGACCCATCCGTCTAGTACCTTTGTACCCAGGATTCTGCGATCCGCCAAATGCGGAGACGTAGCCCTGAGTTATTGTAGTACAAAAACGCGCCTTAAGGCTCGGCATAATCGCCAAGTTCTCAAGGTATGTTCCGATTGGCAAAAACCAGTCGAACACAAAGCTGAATGGTGTTAATTCCCACGCAACTTGTAAAGGGTCAGTAAGTCCGAGAGTCCGAGCGAACGAAAGTTCTTCCTCGAGCTCACAGATTATCTTACCCCGCGCATATGGTTTGCACGGAGCAGAGTAACCCCAAGGAGGTAGCGGTGAGCATGACGCCTCACCGACAAACCTTGGCATGGAGTGTTTGGCTACAACCCGGTTTGTCCTGCCCATGGATATTGCTTCGAAAGCCTTAGCGGCCTCGAAGCAGGAACCCATAGCAGGTAGCCAGCCGTATTGTATTTCCAGCCAACGACCAGAAACATCTTTGCTGTTAAGCTTCTTGTTCTTGCCATTGACTCCTAACTCTCTCAGAGCCGCGGAAATATTCCCACGCTTTAAGTAGAGAGCGGAACGCCCAAATGCTCGGATAGTCTTAGCGCACATTGAAACAAGCTGATTAGCTTGCGCAAGGTCAACCGCGAGGTTAAACTCATGGCCCTTGATGGCGCTTACCAACTTAGACTGTAAACGGAAATCATCCGCCGCGGTCCAATATGGAAATCCGGGTTCGCAGAGTACACCAACAATGTTGGTTAACTGACCGAGTTGGTCAGAGTTCTGCACAAGGTCCATGGAATAGTTATTCCATTTCTCTCTCCCAGATGACTCGTACTTTCCGTCGCCGCCATTCCAGTTCTTTCGGGAGTAATACCCTAGAGTACCGTTGACGCCGTCAGTTTTTACGCCGATAGTCATACACGCCTCGAACGAGGCTTCGTAAGTTTAGGAGGTTTAATCCGTTCACCGTCCGAATGTCGGTTGCCCCAATAGTCCAGCTTAAAGCTGTACGGAATCAGTAGCCACTTCCCTTGCACGGTCTCATTCCCTTCGCATTTCTTCAACCATGTCGCAATGAAGCGAGTGGTCGCAAGAAGCACTTCGAGGATGAGTGTGACTAGCAGGGCCGTGGTGCTCATGATTCAGGGTCTCCGATGTGATAGCATCCATCTGAGAAGAAGGATGGTAGTCTGACAAGACTACGAAAGCACCC